GATGAGGAAGACCACAGTCACGCTTTAGAAATGGCGTTTGATTCTGAGCATGAATACGAACTGATGCAAAAACTAGAAGGATGGGCAGAAGATATGGCTAACGATGTGCTGAGCTCATACGAATACGCACATGGGTTTATAAAGGATATGGTGAACAGTTCTATAAAAGAGGTCAACTTCTATGAGGTGGCTACACATCTGTGGGAGGAACGACAAGAGGCAATACGAGAACATGACGGGGAGGTGGTCTAATGCACATGATAATACGAAACATAGTCTATGCTAATTCTGAGAAGGAGGCACTTTCTGTGGCAAGGAATAACTTTGAGAACCTATGCGAAGGACAGAGACCATTTGATTATTACGATATGTTTGACAATGGTGGTGCATCATATTGGGGAGGCAAGTACCCTGAGGTGGCAGATGTAACAAGTAAGATAGGACGTAAGATGGTGGTAGAAGGATGGAAGGCAACACTACGAGATATGCGATACCACCTACGAAAGATAAAAGAGATTACAGAAGGCAAGAAGGTTACAGAAATCATGCGAGGTATCAGAAAGGATTGGCTTCAGTATCACTACAAATCTGTGGGAGATTATTATGGAGATAGTGTTTGGTTGTACGATGGAGATGGAGAAGGGATAAAAGATAGAGAGCATTTGGACAACGTACTAAACAAGTGGGGAAACAAAGACTACAAAGACTTGAATGTGTATGTAGTACCCGCAGATGTACATTATTAAAATAAATTGGAACCAATCAAACACAACGTAGTATAAGTAATAAACAAAGGAGTTAAGATTGAAGAAACAACGATATAAAAGCACCACTACCTTAGATGTGGGTACGATGGTACAAGGAATAATAGGAGAAAACAAAGTAGCTAATCTTTTTTTGAAGAATGGGTACATTGTTACTAGACCTGATGTAGACTTAGGAATAGACATGGTTGTCTGTAAACCAAAGAAATGGGGTAAAAGAACCCTGATAAATAATTGGAAATCTATACAAGTTAAATACAGTACAAGAATATCAGACACGTCTTATGGTCACTCTTTACACGTAAAAGTAACGCCCAATCATTGTGATTATATAGCTGTACCACTTGAAGATACTGGAAACAACGTAATCTTTTACCCACAGCCTGAAGAACTGAAGGGTAAGCTGTACTACAAAGATTTTGCATTTGTAGATCCAATTAAAGCAGAAAGCAATGGTAGTTTCAAAAATCAGAACAAAAGAAGATTTGCCACAGACTACTACATACTGCCTAAATAAATGGGAACTTATAACAACAAGGAGCGTATACATGCCATATCCAATGAAAAAAAAGGAGAAGCAAATGGGTAACATTACAGAAACTGGACACTTTGAGAAACTTGCTGAACTGGAGAATAGGTTAGAAGAAATAGACACCGACATTGATATTCAATGGGCATTGAGGTGCATTGAGGATGACCACCTAGAAGGTTGGGACGGAACAGAAGAAGAGAAACTAGAGTCAGCAAAAAAGCTAATAGAGGAAAGGGAGTTAATGAAACTAGAGGAAGAGCTAGACCAAGAAGCACTAGAGTGGGAAAGAAAAGATAGTGAGGCGGGATAATGAAGAAATACTTAGGTAGAAAGGTTTTATGGAATCAGGATTATGGAGATGGACAACCTAAAGATGTAATAACGATTGATTCAATATGTTATAAGGGTGGATTCGATAAACTCGATGAACCAGTCTTTTTAAATAAATCTAAAGATAGGTACATGACTTTAGATTATGTAAAGAAAAATGTACAAGAGGTAAAGTAATGACAGCTAAAGAATATGAAGTTCTGAGAAACAAGTTCCTTACAGAAACTTTGAAACTTTCAGACGAGAAACGAATTGAGTATACAGAAGGCAATCACGAAACAAACGTACTATGGAACTTTGAGAACATAGCCAACACATTGAACCTTACACCTATGCAAGTTCTATCTGTATATTTACAAAAGCATACATCCAGTTTATTCAGTTACTTTAAAACTGGTAAGGAGTATGCAGAACCAATAGAAGGTAGAATGAGCGACATCATAAACTATCTTCTACTAATGGTAGCTATGCTACATAAATACAAAGGAAAGGACAATGAACAAGTTCATAAAAACAATGGAACTGGTAAGGCAAGTGATCTTGGGTTATGAGCCACCGAAACCAAAAAGAAAATACAAGAGGAGAGCAAAGAATGGACAATAACGAATTAGTATTTGACAAGCTATGCGAGGTCTTATTCCCTGAGTTTGACGAGGTGATAGACAGTTTGGCGAGTCATTTGATGGAAGAACATAACATCAATCACGATCTAATGATACAGATCATAGAGGCTTTCTTATATAAGAGAGCAAAACAGGTGGAACAATAATGGAAAAGACAAAAGAAGAATCACATTCTAAAGAGCGAATAGACTTTCAAGATCGCTATGTTGATATGATTGTACATACAAAAGGAATAGGCGAAATAATAGAAGATTATACGTCAAGGATACATAAAGAGCTTTATGAATTATCTGACGGGCAACTTATTATGCTTGTTGAGGGTGAGTGGATCGCTTCTGATGGAATACATGCCATAGCTCAATGGGAGAAATTTATTGAGTTTAGTAAATATGTAGAGGAGAGCAAATGATACTGGTAGATTTATGGGAATGGGTGATAAACCTGTTCGTATTCTCCATGAGTTTAATAACTTTGACAATGGTGTTATTTGTAGTTTGCTTGGTTATTTATTCAATACAGGACTGGAGAGGAAAGTGAAAGAATACATGGAGTTGCAGTTGGAAGTTCTAAAGTATGAACAGATGGTGGAACGAAGAGAGGAGAAAATAAAGAAGTTACAGAACGTAATCGCATCACAGGATCCAAATGATTTACACAGATTTAGATGTTGGCATTGTGATTCTGAACTGATTTGGGGTGGAGACCACGACATACAAGAGGTCATGCTAGAAGAGGACAAGGAAGGTATCGCATCCAACTTTTCTTGTTCTAACTACGACTGCAACACCCATGTAGAAGTATACCATTTTATAGAAGAGGAGGAGTAGTGAAGGGGTTGTTTAGAGCTGTTCGCAATAAAAACGGAGGAAAGCCAAGTACTGAGTTCTTTGTTAAATACTTCCAACAGTTTGAAAAACTTAATCCTGTTGAGAAATGTGAAATTATTGAGGAAGTACAAATTCATTTACAAAAAGAGTACGATAGGAATAGAAAACTGGCAGATCGTGAGTATTCTAAAACCAATAACGAAGGAGATTGGGATTATAGGTCAGGGTATCATGCTGATGAAATCCTGTATAGTAAAGACCGACCAGTCGAAATATCAGAACAGTTAAGAATATATAATAACAATAAATAAAACAATTAAGGAGTAAGGCATGGTAACATATACCCACAACCATAAAAGTCCCGTAGAGGCTAAAATAATGCTGTTACTGGGCATGTGTGGTGTAAGGGCTAGTGAGTTTAGCTACGATGATTGGGGAGAGAACAGAACATTGCAATGGAAAGAAGGGAGGAGAATAAATAAGAAAGTCAGGGATTATGTGAGAATGGTTTTTGTTGCAGAACACAATCAACCTCTGAAATTTTCTGAATTTAGGTATGAGAACGCACTTGGAGGTAGGATATACAAGTATATTATCGCCCCTCTAAAAAATTAATTTGGAACTTTTTGAAACCTAGAGCGTATAAGAGTAAACGGCACACAAAAAAAGTGCTACAAACAAAGGAGTTAAAATGAAAAATCAAACTGTTACTAACAACATAACTAAAGGGAAGTGGGTATTCGATGAGGTCAACCGCTATTCGATACATGGATATATTGAGGAAGAAGCCTTTGCAGAAGCAATTTGCGAGATGAACAGGGGTCTACCTAAAAAAGAGCTAGAAAGCAATGCTAGATTAATAACGTCCGCACCTGAGATGCTAAATGTTTTAAAGGCTGTAAATAAATATAACTGGGATTGTAATCAGGGTAGGCTAGACGATCAATATAAGAGAACCATGAGGTTTGAGGGGATATGGCATCTAGTTCAAGGTGTCCTTGAGAAACTCGATGAGTATGAAACTTATCCCTTAGAAGAAGAGGTAGCGTAAACTAAACTGGGGCGGGGCAACCCGCCCCTATAAACAAAGGAGTTAATTATGGAAAGTACAGTGCAAATTAGAAAAAAAGTTAGAAAGCACATTAGAGAAACAATCAACAATAGTAGAGTTCAAACAAAAGGATACAGGGTAGAGTACCAATGCAAACCCCATAAAGGAGATTGGGATGGACACTTCTATACATTTGAAGAGTTGGTTAGGGAGCTAATAGAAATGGAAGTGGCAGACTGGGACATTTGGGTTACTACTTATGATTCGGATAGTAGGGATGAGCCGAATGGTGAAATGTGTATGCTTTATCAATGCTTTAATCTTAAACAAATACTATCATAAGGAGGACAACTAATGAAAACATATCATTGGACAATAACATCGAGTGGCTTTATAGAAGCACACTCAGTTAAGGAAGCTGAGGAGCTTCTGAAAGAGAACGCCATTGGGTACATCATAGATGATGAGAAGTACTGGGAGTTTGACGTACAGGATGAGACTGTGGAAGAGGTGCTAGACAAACAAACACTTTGGGATGTTGCAGATGAGGAGGAGTAGGCTTTAAAATTTTAGGTAGCATATAATCCTAATAATCAATAACTTGCGGGGTAGTTGATGTTAAAAAGATGTGGAAGATGCAAAACCAAAAAACCAATAAGTGACTTCTATAAGAATCGTCAAAAGAAAGATGGTAGACAAGCTAAATGCAAGGAATGTCAAAAGAAATACCACAATCGTAACTGGTACAAAAAGAACAAAAAACGAATCATAGAAAAAAATTATACTAGAAAAGCAAGAGTGAAACGAGCCAACTTTAAAAAAATATTAGAACTGTACTTTTCAAAAGGGTGTGTGGATTGCGGTACACAAGATCCACGAGTTCTGGAGTTTGATCACGTTACAGGAGTCAAGCGTAGTATCAAACATCAAAGAGGTGCAGGAGTTGGATACCTAGTTCGTAACGGCTACAAGTGGAGCACGATCAAGAGAGAAATAGAGAAGTGTGTGGTCAGGTGTCGTAACTGTCATCAGATAAAAACATTTAAAGATTTTAAGTACCATGCAGACGTTCAAGATATTATAAAAGAATATGAAGAAAATTTGGAACTTTACAATAAGGATGAGCGTTACAGGTGTATAATATGAAAGAAACAACAATGAATAAAAGACTTCAAGCGAAACTTAAAATACGTTATGAGTATCATGGATTCAACGGCGAGAGATACATCAAGGTACCTGTAATGTATGATCCGGATACGGGATACACATACGACATTGGAGACATATACGACATAAAAGGAGATGGTGATGTTCGCAACACTGAACAAGTTAAAGTACAGGATTAAACAGGATATTAAACGTGTGGAAGAACACTGGGAGACTAACCCTAGCAATGACTATTACTTTGCAGAGATATGTGGACTAAGGTCTGCCTTAGATCATATTGCAAGAGCAGAGGCTGAGGAGTTGACAGCGTTAGATAAGTGGGCTACACAAAAACAAGAAGAGGAAAGGAATGAACTTACAACTAGGAACAGGGCAAGAGGTTAGCATACATAAGGTAGAGTCTGTGGAGATAGAAGAGACTACCGAGTTAGATTCTCTAAACCCTCATAATAAATACTTTAGAACGATGCATATCAAAACAGAGTCTGGTGAAACTATCGAGATCACACTGTTCTCTAAAGATAAAGACGTACTAGAGTACAAGGACTAATTAATGACACGGGGCAGGTACAAGGTCGGTTATATTTTACTCCATTTGTTTCCGACCGCTCACAACTACACATCTTACTTGCCCCGTCCTCCCTACATACCAAAGGAAACAATATGTTAGACATACAAAAGATATATGAAGATTGGCTAAGGAAAGGCAATGAGCTACATCGAAAGAAAAGATATCAGGGGAAGGAGAGTTGGTTCCATGCTTCTTCAAGTGGGATGTGCATGAGAAAACATTACTTTCAACACGTTGCCAACGTAGAGCCTAAAGAAGTAGATGATAATACCATGAGGTTATTCAGGCTTGGAGACTTAGTACATGGAGACATACAGGAAGCACTAATAGATTATGCAAGTCTTAATGGTTCTCAGATAATGATAGAACGTGAGATACGATTGCCTGAGGTAAATGTAAGAGGTTTCCTAGATGTAATCATCGTAGAGGATGATGCACTGTACGACATCAAGACTTGTAATGCTTGGAAGTGGAAAGGATTGTTTGGTAGGAAGCCTGACCCTGAACAACCCGTCAACTATAACATACAACTAGGAACCTATGGTTGGTGGTATGAAGAAGAAACTGGGAACAAATTAAAGAAGTTAGCGTTACTATATTATAACAAAGACAATTCAAGAATGAAGGAGAAGGTTATTTCTAATTCATTTATAGACATAGCAAAACAGTATTGGACAGATGTTAATAAGATATTTAAAAAAGGAAATCCACCAATAGAACTTGGAGTTGCACCAGTATACAAGTGGGAATGTAATCCCAAGTACTGCAACTTCTATCAGGTATGTGGTGGAGGACTAAAAGAGAAAGGAGATGATCTATGAGCGATCAACAACCCGATTGGGATAAGATAACCGAAGGTAAGATACGGCATGGTATTGCAGTAGAAGCTTTTGGCAAAGGCATGGAGCTTAACGAAGACAACATGCGATTGATGGAGAAGTGGGTGCAGTTTATCATTCACGGCTACGATGGTATCAAGGACATACTGGAGCAGAAGAAGGCTCTTAGCAGTGAAGAGGTCAAGAAAGCGATTATTGATAAGTTTGATGGAGAGGTGGTAAAAGAAACAGATGAAGATTATGTTAAGAATGAAATCAATAAAGCTGTAAAAACATTGGGGAAGAAGGACAAGAACAAAGTTCTGTACCAACTAAAGCAAGGCAACATTACTGTTGACAATCTTCAGGCTTGTTTAGATAAGATTGGAGAGATGAAACACTTCTAAGTATGGTAGACATAGGAGATGCATATTACCCTGCTGACGAGAGTCAGTTTACAAGATCGGTGCCTACTGGTAGGTACACAGCTAGTATCATAGGAATGGACACATCTGAAAATGTTAGGTTTGGTAGGTATGTGGCAGATGTATTCAAACCCGAATACGAAGTTGATGGAAAAGAACACCCTGAGTATGAATCATGTACTGTCAAGGACAATGGTGTGTTTCGCTACAAGAAGGTAGATGGTCAATTATACGAACATAGAAAGAACTGGGGCTTTGCTCAGTTCCTATCTATTATGCAACTCCGCAAGGATAAAGGACAGGGTGGGCAACTGCCCTTCCTTTATCTACCTGACATAAAAGGTGCTAAGGTTTTGATAGACGTAACCATGAAAACATTTTATAACGACTTAGACTCAGAGGTCAGGTATCCAGTAGCTAGAACAATACAACTAATTCAATCTGCGGAGGTACCATTTTAATGGACATACTTACAAAGAAAGGACAGAAGTCATTAGAGTATGAAAGAGAAATGTTAGACAGAATCAGACACAGTATCTGCAACGAACACAAAAGCGACTCTACACTGGTGGAGACAAAGAAGGATACAGATGCTAAGGTGGACGGCATTATCATAAAAAACAATGAACTGTCAGGTATCTTTGAATCTAAATGCAGAGACTTGAGCCTGATGGAGCTACGAAAGTTTGGCTCTTGGCTTATTACGTTTGATAAAATCATGGACGGCAAACGACTTTCAGAAATGCTACGAGTTCCGTATCTAGGTTTCCTGTACCTAATCAAAGATAAGATAATCATGTATTGGAAAATAACAGATAGTTATGGGAACTTTTTGTTTGACTTTGACGTTAGAAATACAACAACACAAAAAACAATCAATGGGGGCAAGGTCAAAAGAACTAATGCATACTTGCCATTTAAAAGAGGAATAGAACTATTATGACTAAATATATATGTACTGCAAAAATAAAATATACAAGACAAGAAGTAGAGCTACATATCAATGCACTAAAAATGGCTTTGTCTAGCCCTGCATTGGCAAATTATCGTGGCAGATACGAGAAACTGTTGAAGGATATGAAAAGAATTAATGACGAAATGCTTGATAAAGAAAACGATGCTTTGATAAACGGGTACAGGCACAAAGAAGAAGTAGAGTCTACAGTAGTGCAAAATGCGTAAGACTACTAGAAAGAAAATAAAAGAAGGATATGAGTTTGTTGAGTATTTATATGAATGTCCAGAGTGCGACTATGTTTACTGGAGCGATTCAAAGAAACTGTTTAAACGATGTCCTAAATGTTTTGTAAAAAGAATGAATAACAGAATGAGGCTTGCATTATGAAAAATCCAAAGAATGTGAAACGTGGTAGAAGGGCACGACAACGTGGTGCAGAATTACAAAGACAGGCTGTGCGTATGGCAAAGGATGCAGGACTTGAAGCATACAACAGAGATAGAGGTGGAGCACAGCACGAACAGGGAGACATAGAAATAGAAGGTCATTATTATGGGTGCAAAAGAAGAACTCGTATCGCACAATGGCTGAAGCCTGAGAAAGAAGAAGAAGGCGTGGTCGTAAGAGAAGATAGGGGGAAACCATATATTGTCTTAGACTACGAGTACTTTGTAAATCTATTATCTATTATGAAGGAACTTGCAAAAGATGAGGGATAGTAACGAATTGAAGAAAAGAGGAATCATTTCTGTGTATAAGAGGATGTTAAAAGAAAACACCATAAAACAAAATGGCCCGGCTTATCATAGAATGAGACAACTAGAAAGACAACATATCAAAGAAACGAGATGGCTTAGAAGTAGGTTGAAGGATGATGAAAGTGTTTCCTTCGGTTGGCTAAAAGAAGACCGAAACTGAGCCATCTCATAAATAGGAGATCAGCATGGCTGAATACAAACAAAAAGACGGCAGTTTTACACTGTGGAAAAACAAGTACAAAGAAGACGGCGACAAAAAGCCTGACTACACCGGTAACGGAATGGTCAATGGCAAGAAGCAACAGTTCTCTTTGTGGATCAATGAGGATGAGAAAGGCGATAGATACCTTTCTGGTCAGTTCAAAGACCCATATAAAAAGAAAGATAGCCCTTTTTAGTGCTGATTGATTATAAGGGGGCTACGGCCCCCTTATTCAATGTCTTTTAAATAGGTGATACCTATGTCAAAGAATTTATTTTACAGCGAAATACGGGAGAATAGAGGGGGTTTTTTAACACCAATGTTTGAAATTTGTAGCAAGACAGGGAAGAGCTGTGGTTTTTGTGGTTTTACAACCTACAATCCAGAAATTAGAGATTTTGATGGTGAGCAAAGAGAATTTTGTGGCATAGCAAGTAGTTATGACACTAGAGTTTCTTCACTTCCAGACTGTTGGCTTGAGATGACAAAGAGTCAACGGACAACATATACAAAAAATAAAAGATTAGAACTGCAAGCATTAGAGATAAGGAGTAAGTAATGGATATATTAGATGAGTTTCCAAAAGAACAGAGGGAACTGACAAAGGAACAGGCTGACGAAATCACTAAGATTATGAGAGACTTACAAAATAAATTTATATCACTTGATGTGTACTGGGAAAATCTAGGTGACTTCTGGAAGAAGCACGGGTTTCCAGAATGGGCTGAAGAGTTTTACGAAAGGGCTAAGGGTTAGCTTTTTTCTTTGCTTTGTTTATAATTCTTTTTGTGATCTCGTCAACTGATATATCATCATACAACAAAGGGCTTTCTGGAAACGATCTGTTCCAATTCTTTATAAGTCTTGTAGCTTTTACAGAATCCCCTTCAATTATAAAATCTAATATTTTTGCACGAGTCAATCCTTTTCTGTATTTAACATAGCTTTTACGCTGACCTGCGGGTTCTATTCTTTCTGCTAATCTTCTAGGGACTGTTCCTAAAACTGGTGCAATATACTTAGGCAATCTTTGCAATGCTCCAATACCTCCATACTCACCTAAGTTTTCCCAAGTCCTAGTCATGGCTGTCCATATTTTATCAAAGTCTTGAACAACAGCAGGTTTACCCGCAAATTCTAAAGCTCTTATTGTATTTTCAGATGCGACTATATCCATACCAATTCCAAATGCACCAACAGATGAGAACCTATCAAGCACATCACCCCATGTCATTCGATCTACTTTGACCAAAGAATTTATTTTTCTATCTCCAAAGGCTACGTCTTTTAATCCACCAAAATCTAAGAAGTACTCATTCTCGTCATACACTTCTCTTCCAGCATACGCTTCTGACAACCAATCTCTAGCGTAAGAAACAAACTCACCACCGAGCAAACCAGCAGATGCTATTCTTAACATGGGAAACACATTACCTCTTTTTAGTTCAGAACCAAGTTGACCCCTGACCCAGTTAAATTGCTTATATCCAAACTTCTTAAATAAAAACAATGGTCTAAATCTTGGGTCGTTGAAAACTAAAGGCTCTTCCAATATGTTTCTTTGTAACTGCGTGTCTCTTGCAAATCTGTACATAGCTTCAGATTTCTGTCTGTCTGTAATCTTGTTGATGTCCCTAAAGCCTAAATCGCTCAAGTTCTGCCTAGCCCAATTTTGTCTTGCTTTAAATATTCCGGTGCCCTTACCCTGTGCTATTGGCTGTAATAGATCAATCCATTCTTTAGCGGCCGCAGATGACACCAACTGGTTTATCTCGTTTATCTTTTTAAAACCAGACAACCATGTAGCACCTTCTGCAAATTTACCCATGAAAGAGTCATTGGGGTTAAGCCCTGCAAGAGACTGATACAGAGAAATATTACTAACACCTGAATTCCTAATAAGCTTTCTGTATTCAGAAGAAGTAGATAGTTTATACATGCCCTTTATAACTGGGTAGTAACCCGCCTTAACGGCAGTAGATATAGACAACTGAGTTAAGTTAGGAACAGTTGCAAAACCTAATCCTATTTTAGAACCTATCTCAAAGTCTACAATATCACTCCATACTTTTCTAGCCGATGCACTTTTCCAATTATATGATGGATCAAGTTCTATATTATTGCTTTGTATTTTATAAAGCTGATCAAGTATATCAGCCTCTTTTTTAAATACATCTATCTGTTTCTCAGTGTACTGGTTCTTTTCATTTCTTCCCATCTTCCTTAACTCACTGATAGACCTTTTCCAGAACTCACCTTTATTACCAAACTGTTCAACACTAGCAACACGCCTTGCCCATTGATGGGTATACTGTGCTAGTGCTACCCTAGCATCTCTCTCTAACATAAAATCTGGAAGGTCTTTTGCTTTTCTAGCAAGTTCTAAATTTTTAGCAATGTTGTGATATTGAGTATTTACTGTCGTGTTTAATCTTTGAAACACCTTAGAAACTCTTAAATTAAAATCTGGTATCTTCTCTCTTTTTTCTTTCCTACTAATTCCAGCCATTTCATATATTGCTTTAAGAGACTTTTCAGACATACTACCCTTTGAAACAATGTCACCTATAACTTTTTGAAACTCAGGCTTGTTATACATTGCATTTTCAGTAAACAACTGAGGATTTTTATCTCTTAATTTTGCTATGTCATTAGACAGTACCTTTAAGATGTCTTGCTTTATAATTCTGGGAAAATAAAATTCTTCTTTTGGCCCTAGGTCTACACCCGCTTTGCGTGCTATCTCCCACATATCATCAAGTATAGCTCTGTATTCTCTTACCTTTGGGTCATTAGCAAAAGCTGGGTTCTCCAGTTTTTTACCCAACTCAATAGCATCTTGACTTGCCTTCTCTCTAGCTTTGGTTGGAAACTTTTCCAATACTTTTGCCATTCCTGCTGATTCTAAACCGGCATCAGTAAACCTTTGGCTAAAAGTACCCATCAATGTAAAATACCTAGCATCTGCATCATTAACTCTACGAGTTACTTCAGTAGACAACTGAGTATTTAACCTTTTACCTGAGCGATCTAATACCTTAAAACCGTGATAGTCAGACAATGTTTTATTAGGAACCATTGTGGTCTCCCACCCATTATTCTTCAAACGCTCTGAAAGTTTTACAACTCTTGTTTCATGCCTCATTTGATTTAACATTTTAAGTTGCTCAAGAGGTGTCATGTTCTTTACAATACGCTTTGGATTCTGGCCTACTAAATCTTTACCAGTAATAACACCAGCCCTATCTTGAAAAGTGTTATCGTCCATTTTTAAATTTTTTCTTATGTCAAATATACCGCTAATCCTTCTCTGTGTAAGTTCAGCAGGGCTACCCTTACCACCCCTAGTAAAACCTCTCTGTTGAAACTCTGCAAATGAAATAGGGTCTAATTGTTTGTTTGTATCAGCATCTTTTAACTTTACAATATCTTCATCTATTTTAACTTTTTCTGATCCTAACTCAGTTTTCTTTTCTGATTTTGTGACAGTCCTTTTATCAAACACAACATTCTTTACCCTGACACCATTCCTATCTACAAAAACCTCATTGGGCTGTATAACAGTTTCTGTTTCTATCTGACCTAATATCTTAGCTCCTTCATCTGATGTTAATTTTACATCCTTCTTCGCCTGTCTAATCTTTTTGTAACCCTTAACCAAGTTACCCGTAGCAAACCTTTGTGCACCTAAAGCACCTACTACCCCAGCCGCATACGCAAAGTCTTCAGGGCTTGGAAGTTCACCCTCTAATACGGGAGCCACCACAGCAAAATCAACAGTTTGTGCCGCCTTCGTAGCCGCTAGTTGAGTAATGGGATTAAGGTTCTTTGTAGCTGATTGAACTACTGGGCCAAGAGCACCTGTAGTTGCACCTAATACAAAACCTTTAGATGCGTTTCTAACATTCATTAAAAAATCAAATTCCTGTTGAGGATCAGCTATCTGCCCAAGGCTTGATTGTAATCCACTGTAAAAACCTAATTCAGTACCGCCTACAATACTAGCTTGAAAAGCCTGATTTACGACTCTTGGAGTAGCCTTCTTTATTACCTCTTCAGCAGTTTTTAAAGGAACCTTATTTAAAAGAAGTCTTCTCTTTGCCTCTTCTGCGTTTTTACCAATGATAGCCTTTACTAAGTCGTCACTTGCACCTACACCCTTACCAACTCCTTGCTGTATTGCTTTCTTTATTCCAGCTTTTGTTGCTGACTTTGCAAAAAAACCACCAACTCCACCACCGGCTATCATAGTTCCAATGTCTGCTGGCTGTAAAAAAGAAACAACCATAGCACCAACATCTTCTAATATACCGGGATTATAATTAGACAGGTCAAACCTAGATTCTCCAGTAGCGACCTGCTCTGCTAAACCTGTAATGCTTTGATTGTAACCAGCTTTTACCCAATCAGGTAGCCAGTCTCCGGGTATAAACCCATACAGGTCTTTGTCTTCTTTTGAAACTTTATATTCTGTGTTTTTTTCTAATAGTGCATCGTAGTATGTAGAAGAATCAAATAAGTTATTATCGTAATCTGATTTTTGATCTAAATAATCTCCAGTGTTTTGCACCTTTTGTATGGAAACGTCATCCAAATCTCCAGACAAGCTATTTAATAGGTCATCGTAATATGAATATTGCTTGGTGGATTCAGCCATGAGTTAATTAAAACAAATCTATAGGCTGTACATTGCTTTGTGGGTCTGTATTAGGCGATGCCATTGCTCCCTGAAGATTGAGAAGCCTTTCCATTAGATTTTGAGTTGGCTGTTTATCCTCGTCAAAATCTAATTGTTTGTTAACATCAGCCAACAACTGTCTATATTCTTTACTCAACTTACTCTTATTAAATTTAAAGGCACCTTTACCACCACGTGCTTTTCTATCTAGCACAACCTGTAATCCCGTAGGGTTGTTATCAATAATGTCTTTGAAAGTCTTTATCTGATCTGCAAACTCTTTTGTTTTTGGTATTTGCTTATACAATTCCTTTACCTGTTTGACTAAATTGTCACGTGTTTTTAAAGCATTGTTTAACTCTACTGTTTTTTGAGTAACACCTTTTCTGCCCGCTCCTTCATATTGCTCTGGATTAAGAGTTAGTGTGTTTAACTTGCCAGTCTCTATAGCAAACTGCCTAGCCACCCTATCGTAATACTCTGGATTGTCTTCTCCTTCTGGTGGCAAACTAAATGCACGAGCACTAGGATTTATCCTAAATCCAGAATCTTCCTTTTCACCCTCTTGTATTTGCTGACCTGCTATGCTAAGCCTTTCAGTAAGTCCGCTTATACCCGGTAATGGTCTAGAGGTAGTGATATCTATATTATCACCTTGATTCAATACATCCATAGCACTTCCATATTCTTCACTTAATAAAGCCATCGCTTTTTTATACTCATCGCTTTCCTCTGGCTGACTGGCTAAAGCGAATTGAGCATCTATACGATCAGCATTTTCCAAGGCATCTGAACGTGTCACTAATGATTCTGTAGTAGCTGTATTATAATCTGGCCTAGCTATAAAAGGAGATATGTCAGATTCAATTTCATTAATTGCATTATTTTGTGTCGAAGATGGATCTTCTACTGAGGGAGCAGTGATTCTGTATTTATTATTTATTCGATCAATATTTGCTTGAAAAGCACCTAACTGGCCCTTTAACTGCCTAAGCTCATTAGTGGGATCAATTCCAGTAGCTTTTAAAGCATCTAATATTTCTTTACTGGTTTTATTTTCAGTGTCTATACTTGGTATCTTTTGAGCAACCTTTATCATTTCTTTTTCTATAAAAGCAATATTGCTCCTATCTTTCTTTAATTGATTTTGATCTTCGCTAGACATGATACGCATACCAGTCTGTCTTTGATTATCATATTTAGATTTTGCCTTAACTAAAGTATCATAAGCAAATGGATCCCTTTCTTTCAACATTCTTATTTGTTCTGGGGATATCTTAATTTTATCATAATCATAGAAAGTTGCATCTAGCCCAAGGCTCTGTATTTGACTTACTTTACCCCTAACTTCAGAAAGGTTCAAGTCTTGAGATTCTGCTTGAGTATCAAAAAATTGAGCTTGATCTTCAAAATTAAATTGTCTAGCGGCCCTTGCCTTACCTTCATAATCATATTCTGGTAAAGCATCAACAATTCTTCTATAGTCACCTTTTTGTTCAGCTAACTCTTTGTCCTCTTGAGCTTTTTCATAACGCTTTTGATTTTCAACATCTAATTTATTCTGTCTAGTTATAGAATCCTCGTACCTTTTCTCTTGAAGTTGTTGCCTACCAAGTGCTAATTGATTCTGTTGGAATTGATTTACATAACCGGGAAGGTTATCTAAAAAGTCTGCAAGGGGATTGTCGTATTGGCCGGGAGCCATACGCTGTCTTCTGCTATATATACTTCTAGGGCCGTTAGCCATTTCTATCACCCAGTTACCCACTTACTACCAGTCCAAATATATCTTCTGCCATCTGGGCCGGTTTGAATCCATGTATTATTAGGTAAAGAAGATGATGGCGGGCTAGTTGGAGGTTGCTCAGGAACAGATTCAGCTACTGAAAATTCTCCCCCACCTGCAACAATGTCTGCCGCAGTTCCTAAAGACTGCGACTCAAATCCTCTTTGCTCTGCTTCTATTTGTCCCTCAAGAGACTGTTGAGCTTGCCCTAACGCTTGAGACACTGCCCTTTGTTGTGATCCAAAACCACCGCCTGCACTCGCCAGTCCTTGCCCTCCAGTCATACCAAGAAGACTTTCGCCGGTAGCCTGTGTGGCACTTTGTATTCCAGTAGGATCAAAACTTTGAAATAATGCTAACTGCTCAGGCGTTGCCCCTAAGCCTTGCTGTTCTAAAATTCCCTCTGCTGTTAAAGGGCCTCCAGTTTGCATACCAATAAGACCACCATCTTCAAGATTATATAGACTTCTACCACCGAACAAAGACCTGCGAGCCTTATCAAAGAAAGTAAGATCTCCAGTCCCAGCCAATCCACCCGTACCACCTTCGTACTGTGCCCTACCGAAACTTGTCAAGCTTTGAGTTGGTGTATAACCAGTAACCCCTAAACCTTGGAGACCAGCTTTAATTCCTTGTTGCCCAGTAGAAGTCAATGGATTGTACTGACCGTAAATACCGCCACCCGGAGTTAATCCCGCAGTTGCCCCTGCAACAGCACCTGAAAGAAGTGAGCGACCAAGCATACCTTCATTAAACTCTTCACTAGCCTCATCAACATCTCTAAAACTCTGTTGACTAAACACAGTCCCTGATGCATCATAGTCTCTAGCTTTTCCTGCACCAAATCTTTCACCAATACCTTTACCTAACCCAGCACCTATTGCGGCCCCCGCTGGGCCACCTATTGCACCACCTAGCAACCCACCGGCAAAGCTTGCAACGCTACCAAATAAACCACCTTTCTTTTGCCTTTCAGCCTCTTCTCTTTGTATTTCTTCTAACCTATCTTGATCAGAACTCATTTGCAATGCACGGGCCAGTGCGGCTCCACCTCTGGTAGTCGGCCCACCAGTCTGCATCATCTCCATTAGACTAGACGTTTTACCCATGTCAAAACCAGTCATGTTTGGGCCAGAAGGAACTGGCATATAACCTTTTGATTTGTTAGAACTGTTATGCATGGTGTGATTCCTTTGAATTTAATAAAACTTTTATCATAATATAAAGATTATATTGTTACGATTGTCTTCCATACTGACGTTATTATAAAATGACTCTCATCTTGTATTATATTAGAATTATCTGGGTTTAAACCTATTTGTACTATTTCATTAGCAGACACTTTTGGAACAGCGTTCCAATCAGACATATTTATTGTGACAACTTCATCGTCTTGCCAATTACCCTGCACTGTTGTATCGTAATCAAAAGTTGCAACGGTAGAAATTCCTTGCCCACTGTCATTTTCTGCTATTTTTTCTATAGTGAAAACAATATCAGTAGACGGGGAATCCATTTCAGGTATCTTAATAAGTATCTTATGACAGGTCATATCAAAAGGGGTTAAAAAAGAAGTCCTAGCCTCAGGTGAGGCTATCTGTTCCGCTGTACCTTGCCAAGGTATGTATATCTTTGAGCTGGGCAAGTCGTCTGTAAAATTGTGAGAGAACATTCTATAGTCTACAAATGATGATTTGTACTCTAGTCTCGATGCAGTAAATGTACCCTCTTCCTGTTTATTGCGACCACCATGCATATCAGAAGTCCAAATCTTACCACGTTCTTTTCTGTATCTTGTAAGGGTACCACGATTTCTAAAATACAGTACCTCTTCACCTTCTCTCATAGACTGAACAGAAGGCTGTTCTCTTACAACTCTAATCTTGTCCTGTTTTCTGTTGGCAATGAATCGAGTGGCCCTATCCATTAAGAACCTTTTCTGTAAAGAACTCGATGTTCTATTGCAATGTCATTAATATATGCTTTAACAGCAGTGCTACCACTATCAAACTTTAACGAAATTTTGTTACAAGTTACTGGCGATGATGGAGTAAGCTTTACCTTTGCCCAGTTAGATGCTGATGCATTAATGGTACCACTCAAAGCTGTGCTGGTACCATCTTCTTCCAATAGGGTGAACATGCCTGTCAGTGCCACATCTGATTTATATGTAACATGTACAGCATATACTTTCTTTACCTGATGCACACTTCCAAAATCCAACGCTCTTGTTGTAAACTGCGTGAACTGACTAGCAACTACTGTCCTATTTATCTGATAAAGGTCAATCTGACTATCACTATCGTGAGCTATTAGCGTATTGTTACTTTCCGTGTCTACTGAATTAGTAAGTCCATCATTAGAATCTAAAACAAAATCCCTAGTAAAAGTAAAATTACCTTTCTTTAAATCGCACATATATACATCACCATCATCGTCAAGGCTCTTTACTACAAAAACCATAGACTCTTGTTCATCGTATATAATACCTGTAGTTCCTCCAATATGACTATTCCAAACACTATCGCTAATTTTATTTTCTCTTAGGTTGGTTATAGAGGATCCGTTATATAGATACAGGCCCTGCTTATTAGCCCATATTATGCCATACTGGGTTCTTTTTACTGCTTCTGGATGCAATACACCCTGATACTTTTTACTGTCCTCTAAGAACCAGTTACGGTCATCTCCGGCTATATTAATGATGTCTAAACTTTTATTTTTGTAGGCTAACAATCTATCTGCATACGCCTCTATTGCAACGTACACATCTGCATCACCCTTAGCCGCCTCTATAAAATTAGTAGATGGGAATGTGTCATACCTATTAGGCATGGAGTACATGATTCTGTCTGGATAAGACCTTAATGTTGCCTCAGACTTAGTGTCACCAGTATCTTCATCCTTCATGGTTACATTACAAATAAATACTCTATTGTTTGCAACTACTGCATCTTTCCAATGTTCTCCGGAGTCACCCAATGCATTGCTAAATATACTGGAGCTAAATCCATTTATAACTTCGTAGGTGATAAAACCAAGCTCAGAAACTCTAAAGTTATTAGCTACATCTCTATCGGGACATGAATAAAAGCTACCTGTAAGAGTAAGGGTAACACCGGATGCACTCGCTGTCGCATTTTGAGAAAGGGTTATTACATTAGCTAGATTATTTGCCGCACTAATAGTCGTTCCAAGTGATATACCCGATCCTGAAACAGACATTCCGGGTATAGCAAGGTCATTTGAGGTGCTAGTTACAGAGGTGGTACCACTTGATATTGTTCCCGTTAAGGTTAGTGCTGGATTAACCCATGCCGTGTAATCCTCTGAAAGTTTTGTTCTACAGCCCTTTCCTAGGTCAATGTCTAACAACATAATATATTCTGAATCTGTCCCTAGTTCTCTAATGTATATTCTGCCACCAGATATCCTAGGGTCGTAAGGCCCGATAGTTGCAACATTTAAAGATAAAGAGCTTAAATCATTCGCACCAGAAACAGTTAAAGTCTCAGAGTATTTATATGGTAAAGATTCTTGATTGCCATCATAAATAAACGTCTGAGCAAATTCATAAGACCCGCTTGAAACAAGCCCATCTTCATCCGTTTCTGTAGTAACAGCAATATTAAAACCAGAACCAGCAGTAAGAGATGTTGCAGTTGCACTATCATCATCTTGATTTTTTTCATAACTTGCTAAAACTCCAGTTGACGAAGACGTTGTAGCAACAGTGCCATCTGTAGGGGGAGCAAGATCGTTATTTTTAGAAAAGTAATTCATGTAAGAATTGCTATCATTAGAATTATTAGCACCATTAAAATGTCTTCTTTGTATCCATCCGTACCATTGAATTGTGCAATCATTCGTATCGGCAGTATCACAGCATCTTATAGACTCCTCTGACTTGTAGTACTTTACCTTTGAAGGAATACTACTAGCAGAAGACCTTAAAGTAATAACATTGTGTGTATAATTATTAGCATTTGTAGAAAAAACATCTATGTCGTGTGCCGCAGGGTTAGCCAATAATATAATCTGATCGCCTAGGGAAACACCTTTTAAGGTAGCCCCCCAAAAAACTTGAGGAGGAGTTTCAATAGCAATAGGCATAGCTCTATCAAAAACAATATTATTGCTGTTTGTATCCACTACTCGATAAAGTCCTTGAGCCGCCTTATCAATACCATTTGCAGGAAAAGAACTAGCAGTCATGTGTACCAAGGTTCCAACGGGAAAAGAAGATGCGAGATTCTGCTGAGCACCACTAACCTTATACTCCAACTCTCTTAGTGAGCCGCCATTAGTCCTTGCTATGAAACCAGTAGCAGAACCTTCACTGTCATCATCACCTGCAATAGAGCTGGTTTGTGAAACTGTTACAGGGTCTCTAACATAATCTGTTTCAAAATAGCCTAATCCATATCCGGGCTGTACCGTAGCTATCTCATCATTAACATAAGCATCTACCTTATTGTTTGTAGCATCTTTCATGCTGTAGAATGGCTGTATACCACCATATACATTGAACATGACAGCTCTAGCCGTACCTACCTCATTGTCAGCAATGTCAGCAATGTCTTTAAGCCTGTTTAATCCACCGCTAAAGTCGTTTAATTGGTACAGTTTTTTAGGCACTATTTACCTTTAAATACGCCTTCAATAATATCAGTAACTACATCAACAACCTTTTCAAAGAATATCTGTTCTTTTTCTTCAGATACGAAAGGAATGTCAATTCGCTTGTTGATAGCACTTGCAATCTTCTCAGCCATATCATCGGAAGCTAAATGCTCCATAGCTTGTTCTTGCATTTTTTCTGCTTGCTCTTCTGCAAGCTTTACTAGCATTGATTTAATATCCATGTTACACCAACCTCATTATTGTATTTACGATTACTGGAAAAGTGACAAGTGCAATACCGCCCCATACCTGAAGCTTTGCAATCTCTTTCTCATTACTTGTAACTCTCCCATTTAACTTGTCTAAATGTTTTTCTATTCTTCCTAATGCAGAATATATATTTTTTAATCTTTCATCGTGCTTTACCAGCACTTGATATATATCTTTATTTTCCATCTTCCCGTCCTGTTATACTATGAAACTTACCACCATTTTTCGGCAACTCTTTTTTAATCACCATTGTTTTTAAACTTTCGTTAGGAACTGCCATTTTTATATTCCACCTACCATCTCCGTCTTTCATATAAAAAACCGTCTTTCTAATTCCCATGCGAACAATGCGAGCAGGCCGTTCTTCTGGGCCCAAATATACAACATCATCTTGATTGTAATCATTGCCAATAAAAACCATAAGCCCTTCGTAGACGTTAAGAATGAGTCCCTTAAAGATAGATACGCCCAAGTATGCAAAAGCCACCCATACAGCTTTTCCGAATAATTCTTCTGCAATATGTTGAAATTCATTGTGATTCATTTCCGCTTCTTTTTTCCCCAACTGAATGGGTTGATGTTGAACTCTTTTTCGTAGAATGAAATTCGACTTTCCAATTCTGCCCTTTCCCGCTGTTCTTCCAAGCTGTGCTTATCAAGCAAACCCCTAATCGTGCTATCTGCTTCGACCAGTTCCGACTCAAGTTTACCCAATCTTGACTCAATACGATAGTACCCATACACAATAGCACCCACAAGAACACATAGCTGTATAATCCATTTGATGTTAATGCTAAGAACCATATTGTCGTCAACCAAATGACCACGATAGCTCCTTGCAGTTTTGACATCAGTCATGTTCTATGTCTTCAAATTGATTATGCAACCAACACCAATTTGAATTTGTGTATACTCTTCCATGATAGTAGTGCACCACTGAATCAGCCCCCATTATCTCTATAAAAACTGTATTCGACACAGTATCCTGAGGTGTGATTTGGTAGCCTCCTACGCTCCACCCTCTTCCGCATCCCGTTATCGTTATAAATAACAGGAAGACCATAACTCGTACTAACAACTTTAAAATCTCCATTATCTAATTTTTCTATTTTATGTTTCAAATTACCATCCACCAAGCCATAGCAGTCTCAACAATAATGTCAGCAATCGTATTATACGCCCACTTCTTTTTACTACCATAAGGCTTCCAATTTTCTATGTAGTATTCAAATACTTCCCAAAGAACACCAACAATAAAGACCCCCATCACACACCAAAAATCAGTCCACCCCCACCACTGAAACACCTTACAGAGAAACGCACCAGCCGCTATATGATAAGCTGTCCAGCCATCAAGCTGTCCTGTTTCTTTTTGCCAAGTTACTAAATCGGTTAATGGGCTTTTCATCTTTGCTCTTCTCTTTAGCCTCTCTGTCCTTCTTACCCTCTGTAAGCTATGCATACTGCTGTAGAGTCTGTATGGTTTACAATACCACTAAAGTTACCATATAGTATCTCTCCGGGTATAAGATTAACAAAAGAACTAATATCGTCACCTATGTTTGACGTAACCTTTATTTTTAGAAATTCAGTTGTACCACTAGAGTCTTTACCCAGTGCCTGTATAGCAATCCATGATCCTGTATCTGGATTGACAACAGTAGTGTCGTGCTCTGCTATAACATCAAAACCATTCTGGCCTATTAATAGATTAGCGGCTTCTTTCTGTGTGTATTTATATAAACTCATATTAAACCTTTAAATGTTTAGAAACCTCTTCATCCCCAGCCATCATTGGAACTATCCTAGATAACAACTCTGACTTAGTTTCTGAGCTAGAATAAGAAATATTTCTCTTGTCGTAAAAATCTTGTATCTCTGCTTTTGTATTGTCCATTGTGGGATAATCAGACTGGGATGTGGCAATATGATTAATAAGATGATGATGTCCGGGATCTAATCTTCCATGACCTCCACCATGACTGTCTTCACACTCATCAACATAAGCCTGTTCAATCGTTGCCCAACTATCACTTCTTTGGACAACCTCACCATCTACAACCAAGAAATATTTATACCTAGAAGGATAAGTCAGGGTCTCAGTCGTACCATCTGGATATGTCTTTGTCCTAGTAGCACCGGGAGTTGTATTTCTATATAGTCGTAAGTAATGACCCTGAGAACTTTTCCTTATAAGCATTAGTCTTCTTTGACCTCTTCTTCAGATTCTAATGATTCTTTCAACATCTTAACAAATGCATCGTGACCTACTCTAAGTTGGTCTGCAATAAAACCATTAGATGCTTGTTTGTTTTGTATGTCGTTTATATGATTTACCATCATCTTTTGTTCGTCAGTTAAGTCCTCAATGATATACTCTACACCATCAAGATTGATAACTGGCTTTTCTTTTTTTTCTTTAGCCATTATTGACTCCTTGTTAGTTAATCTTCTTTTTGACTATCTTCATACGCTTTCTTAATCTCATCAGTCCAAAGTGCATTTGCTAATGCTTTCAATTCATCACTTTCACCACTTACATCGGCATCTGGTGCAAATGATTTTCTATTGTATGAAAATGATATTTCCTTACCATCTTCTTCAATAGATGTTTTACATCGTTCTTGAATGATTTTAAATTGACCACGCACTTCATAGTCATATGTTTGTTTTTTTTCTAAAGCCATCATTTACTCCTTATTAGTTCCAATTAATTATCCAATTAATCTGTAAAATATGTAATACTTAATTGCCCTTCAAAAATACCATCTATATCATTTGCTTGCACATAAGACTCATTAGATGTTCCGTCTGTGCTATGAATCTGTACATTGATATAGTTAGTATCTTCAAAAACTATAGGCGTTATTTGTGTTGCTATTGAGGTAGAGCCATATCTATTAATTGTAATTGAGCCAGCCGCAATACCAGCTCCACTTGTTAAATTTGCCGCTGTAAATGGTAAATTAATTTTTAAAGAACCAGCACCAGAACCACTATCTGTTTCAAATTTACCTATCACAGTTACCAATCTTCCAATCTTTGTGTATGAAAGTTTATTTTGAGCTGAATCTAACACCCAACTTCCACTTGTTGCACCAGTTATAGTGGTAGTGTATTCGCCTTCTTCGTAATCATCTAATTGATTAGCATCACTACTTGAACTTTGTGTATCTGGAAACCTTATTCCACCACAATGAACTGTAGCACCACTATCTTGTGCCATATAAACATTAGTTACATCTGCGTTACCAAGTGTTACTGAGTTATCTGCTACTCCTGTTGTAGCTCTACCTATTACTATTTGATTAGTTGCAGATGCAGAGCTTGTTCTTGCCGCATATCCAATGCAAGTGTTTTCAGTTCCATCAGTTATAGTGTCTCCAGCGTAACCTCCCAACCCTACATTTGAACCGCCTGTAGTAATTGCTTTTAATGACTGATACCCAACTCCAGTATTGTTACTGTGACTATTTCCAGATGCCCCCTGTAGTGCTTCGTGTCCAATAGCAGTATTGTTTGTTCCTGTAACATTATAATAACCCGCTGTAAAACCAACAGCGACATTCCCAGCAACATCAGCTACATTTTGAGAAAACAAAGCACCTGTCCCAACTGCAACAGCTCTATTACCAGCATCTTCAGTTTTCAGTGCTAATGCACCGATTGCTGTGTTGTAATCTCCCGTACTAAGTGCTAACCCAGCTTGGTGTCCAAAAATTGTATTCTCAGTAGAACCAGATGCGAGTGCAGTACCAGCTTGGTATCCAAATGCTGTATTTAATGTGCCTCCATCATTATTACTTAGTGAGATTCTGGAGTTGTTATCAAGTTGAAATCTGATACTAGAATTGCAAGCAAAAGACATTGTATCCGCTGTTGATTCATAAATGTATGTGTTGCTACCACCATCTAAGTATAAAATATTTCCAGACGGAATATTTATATTAGCACCAGAAGTAATCGCACCACCAAAAGTAGCAACTTTGTCTTTATCAATTGTAAGTACAGTTTGCAACCCAGCAGATTCAAGATAGTTTTTTAAAGTTAAAGTCGTACCTTTTGAGGAGCCACCATCTATTGAGCCACTTGTAGTCCAGTCAATAGAACCAGCTACACCGGGCAAGTTTCCACTTGCATCAGATATATATGCTTCAACTTTACCAACAAGTTCTGCACCAGTTATATTTGTATTAGTAGATTCGAGCCTAAAAACTGCACCAGATGAATTAAAGGAGGTAATTCTACCATCTCCATATACCCTTGCTTTTACATTATCATCTTTATCATTGAAGGTTGCTATATATTGTGATGCAGTTCCACCAGTTGCTTGTATTTTTAATCCATAACCAGATGCGTGTGTGTTTTGTAAATTTCCAAGAACAGATGTACTACTCATAGATGAGTTAATTGCACCAGAAAAAGTAGCATTTTGACTGGAGTCTATAGTGAGTGCAGTATCACCATCAGTATTAAAAGTCATAGCATCTGTGCTTTGATTGTAATTTATTATTCCAGAGCTGGATAATGTACCATTTGAAAATATAATTCCACTTTGCTTATCGCTGGGTGTTAGTAACTCTAAATAAGTGTGGTCATTTTCTTCTATAATTACTGAGACATTTGCATCGGCTGTAGTAAGACTTGCATCAGATGTCATAATGTGAAGTTTTACATCTGGCGTTCCGCCTATACCAATATTTCCTTGCTCAAAAATATATTCTGAAAAACCAAGAGTAAGTGGAATATTGGCACTTCTTGCATTATTAGTACCCATTAAGTGTAATTTAGAACTAACACTTGTCACTTCAAGATTTTGGTCAGTACCAACATTAATGTGTAGCTTACTCGAAGGTGATACGCCTATACCCACATTACCAGAAAAAGTAGTCGAACTATCCCCATTAATGGTAAGAATGTTTGTAGAATCTGCCCTGACTTGAAATGCAAGGTCATTTGCAGTAGTTCCATCAATTTTAACTAATGCTCCATAACCACCACTATGTGTATTTTCAAACCTACCAGCATAATCATTATCAACAGAACCTTTAACTTCAAGTATTGCAGTTCCTACTCTTGCTCCTATATTTGCTCTTGAATTAGTCGTATCTACAACAAATACATCTGTTCCATCATTCTTCTCTACTAGAAATGCAGAAGTAGAATTGCCACTATCTGATTTTACATGAAGGTCTCCATTGATTATTTCATCATAAGAGTTAGTTCCACTACCATTAACAGTCAAGTCTCCAGATATAGTAACATCGCCAGAGATTGTACCTCCAGCTAGGGACATATTTAATCTGTTGTTTGTAGTATCTAAGACACTGTTTAGTGCTTCTTGTGAGGTTACTGAGTTTGCCGTGACGGCGTTTCCTGAAGAGTCTAGAAGTACTTTGTTTAGAACTTCCTTAGCGGTGAATTTATTTGGGTTTGCCATAATCTATCCTATATTCCTCCACCACCGCTTAAAGCATCCATATAGTTAAATTATATGTTCTGTAACTTACCTTACATTAAAACAAATAATCAATCAATTATATTAAGTAAAACTTGCTGGCACCACTGCTCTGGTTCCTCCAGTTTTACTTCTCTTTTTAGTGCCGTATTTCTTTACGGCCATATCAAATTTTCTTTCATGTTGCATCATTAAATTCATAGACACCTGAGCCATACTTGCATCTGATTCCGTACCAGCTCTATCCATGTACAAACACTTCTTTACATAATCAACAATCGCTGAATGAAACAAATTGTCTATATCTGGAGTTTGAGTAATCGCAGTAACCTTACTTGGGTTGCCATAGTAATGCAGAAGCATACCGTTGGTAACTGAGTGGTCAAATGCCTGATATGCCTTTCTATCAGTTCTAGACTCACCAGAAGAAGAAAATGTTGTTATGAGACCTAAATGATCTCCTCTAATAAAATATAAAACCTTGTCTTCTGGATACTTAATATTACTTGCCATTATGAAGGCTCCTCTATTGCAGACTCAGACGTGTTGTCAAACATCAAAGGCTCTCCATCTAATACCCTAGGAACTCTTATGTAGTCACCGTCATTGTCCATTACATCTACTCTATAAACTTTATTGATACCCATTGCATTACTACTGGAGTCTGTTGCACTGTCTGACAAATCATAAAATGTTTGATCGGCAACAATGTTTATTTTAGCAGACATGGACTTCTGCGAGTATTGACCAAGTTCATTCAATGCATCATTTATCAAGGACATAATATATGTTTCAGGTGCATTAGGAAAAACCTGTCTAACCCTGCTGATAATCTGTTTTACTGTTAATGATTGTATTGCCATTATACACCAGCCAACATTGCATTAATAGTTGCTTCGTTTGTCCCATTACTATAAGCAGATGCATGAACTTTTACATTTGCAGGGTCTTCTCCAGCCGCCAAAGGAATAACAACAGACTCTCCTTTGGTTAAAACAGCATGAACCTCAGAGTTTATAGTAACAGAAACGCTAGCAACAGTTCCTAACGTGCTTACATACTCAACGCAAACCACATGAGCCGTTGCAGGTATTGTTCCATCGCTAGGTGCACTAGCCTCTGTCCATCCACTATCATTTAAACCATCTGCACTTGTAGCGGATACAACTACATTTTTCCAATAACAAACGTCTGCATCTGTATATGCAGTGGCAATATTATAACTACCACCCCAAGTTCTAGAGTCTGCATTACCGTCTAATACTTTATGTGAATATGATATTCCTTCAACTGTAACGTCATTGTCTTGAACAACGTCTACCGATGTGTTTATTCTTATTTGATTTGCCATTTTAAATATTCCTTAGTGTTTTTAGCCCAAGTTCGTAATTAGCAGATAGCTGTGCATATCTACTGTTTAAAAACTGAAAATCTGTGCTTTGCTTTTGAATGTTTGCATTGTAATTACTTATTTTAGAATTTACTTCAGCTTGATACGACTGAATTTCTCCTGAATACTTTGCAAGTTTTTGCTGATAATCCTGTATGTCAGCATTTAAGTTATTGCTATATTGCTGTACTTCCCTACTTACATTGGCTTGGTAGGCTTGAAGCTCTGCATTATATTTTGATATGCTCGCTTGATACTCCTGTACTTCTTTTGATAAAGTTAGCTCTGTTTCTTTTTGAGCATCTTGAGAGTCTAGCTGGGCCTGTTGTTGCCTTACCTGTGCAGATAACTGTGATTGCTGAGTAGCCTCTTGCAACTTAGCCTGATAAGCTACATTTTCTTTGTTAAATTCATTAAGCTCATTTTGAATGTCTGCACTATACTGAGATAAATTATCCGATTCAGTCTTAGACCAAGATTGAAAAGCGGTATTCACTTCAAATTGATACCTAGAAAGTTTTTGACCATACTCCTGAACTTCTTTATTTACCTGAGCCTGATAAGACTGAAGCTCATCTGAAAATTTAGCCAGTTTAGCTTGGTACTCTTGATTTTCTTTTTGCAGTTTTAAAGAGGCTTCTTGTTGTTTTTCCTGTGCATTTATTTGAGCTTGTTGAGAAACCTTGTCTTTATCAATTTGAGCTTGCTGTATTACCTTCTGAGAATTTATCTGGGCTTGCTGTATTGCTTCCTGAAGTTTAGCTTGGTACGCTACGTTTTCTTTGTTAAATAAATTTAAATTATTATTCAAAGCTTGTTGATATGCATTTAAATAAGTAGATATTTTTTGAAGCTGAACATTAGCCAGCTCTGTATCTTCGTCCGTTTGAATAAAATCACCAACTACTTCAAACCAATCACTAACATCTGTTTGTGAGTTGCCAGCTGTTATAGTACCAGTTAACTCTTCTGATGCTCCACCAACGGTAGGTGCTGTATATGCAGGAGGAACCCCAATATTAGAAATGGAAACAGAATCTATTGTTGGCATAGTACCTACAGTTTCACTGTCTACATCTGGAGTTGTATAACTAGGGGATGCAGGAACAACAGGAGGGGAAACAGAAATTGTTAAAACGCTTGGGTCGCTATCTCCAAAAGGATTCGAGCTACTAACATCTGCAAAAAAAGATTTAAAAGAAACCCTAGCTGTTAAGCTTGGCTTGTTATAAGTAGGTGCAATCCCAACATTTGAAAGAGTAGTTGTATCAACAGTTATATCACCAATAGAAATAGATGTAAAACTTGGATTAGAAGGAAGTGCAGGGGCTACCGCTACTATACTTAAATCCTCTATATTAGGAGCAGATGGAGCCACAGGAATAGACGGAAGCGACACATCTGAAGGTAGCTCATCGCTTTTGCTTCCCATTTTATTTTGTATAGACTTTAAAGAGGCATATAATGGCACTAAATATTCATATTCATCTGGAAAATTACTTATAGCAGAATCACCAAAAGCAACTGTAGGATTATTAACTTCTAGATACTTACAAGCTCCTGATGCTGGTAATGCATTTAGCTTTCCATTATAAATATAATACACGGGGTCTGTCGCTGTAGCCGCTATCATATCATCACTATCAGAAGCTTTACCTCTTAATACAGCAGGTATTTTACGACATGGCTGATCTATTGTCCCATCATTTCTTGTAACATATAAAACAGAGGAAGAATCCAATGTCTCTGCTTCACTACCTACTGCCGTGCTTGTAAAATTATCTTCTGTTGCACATAGTAACTTTAACCGTGCTGGCATAGAGTTTATAACCTCAGCCGCACCATCTGTTAAAAACTGACTTAATTCTGCTTGGGTTGGTGCACTACTACCATCTATGTCTAAACTTGTTAATGCTTCTACTTGTGCTTCAAATGTTGCCATGTTATGCTCTTCTTACCTTGCCTGCTATCTTTTTTGAATACTTTGCCTTTGGTTTTCCCTTTGCAGATGCGGCCCTCTTTCTTTTGTTTGTAGCCGCTTTTTCAGAGGCACTAAGACTTTTCCTAACTGATTCAGGTAAATAACGTCCACGCTTTGCTTTTGGTTTTTTCTTATCTGCTTTAACGACATAATCCCACTTTTGTTTTGACCACTTTGATAATTTATTCTTAGATGATTTTTTACCAGAATATGTCCCACCCATATCCTTATAATACTTTACAGCAAGTTGCATAGCCCTAGCAGAGTGTTTTCCACCCATTTTTCTTTTAGCCTTAGCCTTTGCTCTTGCCCACTTGGCGGGATCTCTTTTTTTTGCTGTTGCCACTATTTCTTTTTACTTTTGGAGTGTGTCATTTGAACTTTAAAACTGGCAGTTAAACTTGCACCTTTGTGTGGCTTGTATCCACCTCTAGGGTTCTTCATTAATTTATAACCGGCACCAGCTTTCATCCAATGATAACCAGTAGGTGCTTTTACTTTTTTATTCATTACCATTTCACCTTATGACTCCAATACCTTGCTGATAGTTTGCTAGGCTTAGAGTCTTGTGCATTATGCCTTGCATAATACGATTTACGTCTTGCTTTGTCTTTTTTACTCTTTGGATTCTTGCCAGCACCTCTCACTCCCTGCTGTCCAAATCTAATTAATTTTGTTGTGCTCCCAACCTTAGCAACCACCACATGTGACTTCTTTGGGTGGTTTGGAGTACGCTTTGGTTTGTTATAGCCACTTACTCCAGCCCGTACAAGCTTTGGGTCTCTCTTCTTTTTAGCTGGCATAGCCTAAATTTTTCCTCATACTTTTTACATTGTCACTCATACTTTGAGTAGAAAACTCAACGTCTGTTCTTTTTCCTAAGTCAGAAGTCATCCACATATTCGTAGTAAACTTACTTTCAGATGCTTGTTTACCGCAAGACTTGCAGTAGAACCAGCCTCCCTTGTTTTCTTTATTGCAATGCATACATTTTTTCATAATTATTCCTTTTAGGTTTCGAGGGCCGCCTTTTTTTGACAGCCCTCACAGTACCTATTACTGTTATCCTTATGTATTCGGATTAAGATATGGTTATATGAGCGACATCGTGAGCCTGTGCTTTGGCATAGTAATAAGTACCATCGCAAATTAACTCAACCTGATCTCCTAACTGTGCACCACTGATGAAAACAATTTCATCAACAGCAGACTCAGCACTGCTACCAGCACCACCGTCAGCACCAACTGTTGTTCCAACAATGGTGTCTTCAGATGTATTGTTAGCAATGGTAACTGCATTAGATGCAACTTCAGATAGGATGAACTTAGCGTTCCATCCAGCACCGGCTGTTGCCGCCAATGGTAGGGTAATCTCATAAGCAGAGTCTTGCTGAATCATAAAAACCTTACCAGAATCTAAAGCAGTTAAGGTTTTAGCCGCATTAACAGTCTCTACTTTTAGTTTAAGATCAGCTTTACCGCTATTATTATTTAGATAATCAGCTCTCATCTTACACCCCTTCTAGGTTGAACAGTGCGTGTGACTCAGGAAGAGTAATCTCTAAACCAGCTTCGGTTAAGATCATATCTTTCCTTAAATCCTCATCAGCCGCCTGTATATTGGTCATAACTTGAGTGTCACGATTGATACCGTTACCGACTAGCGGACGATAAGCAAGTTGTGTCATATCAGCCATGAGCATAAACCCAGATGCGATTCCTCTAAACAATGGCTCTTTGACAAGGTTTAACTTTCCATGAATGGTATCAATTACCATAACGGAATGTCCAAAAGCACCTTCTCTTGAGTCCATGTTTAGTCTGAATGGGCCATTGGAATGACCAATAGATGCATCAAGAAACGCACCGTCACCTAACTTGTTAAAGAATGTAATGACTGGTAAACTACATAGTACTAGCTTTTCTGCCATTCCACCTCTAGCTGGATCAAATATAACTTCAAGATCACTAAGCAATCTATCGTATGTTAATTCAGCTTGATCAACGCTACGGTGATAAGCATTTCCAGAGGAATAGGAAAGTGCAGAATCGTTTACTACTGGTGACACATTCTTTACGATGTGACCGACTAGACCTTCTGTGTACTGGATACCGCCTACACGAGCTCTTTGACCGAAGAGCATAGCTCTTTCAATGTCAATCTTATGCTCACGCAGTTTGGTAGCCCAGATACGATTCCACTCTTCAGCATACCCACGATAGCGAGTTGCATAAGCAGTGTTGGTCATTTCTGCCGCTGTTTTAAAAATCTGGGTGTACCCAAAGTCATCTTCTAGTTCAGAAGAGAACACGTCTGGGGAACCAGAACCTTCTTCATAGGAAGAACCTATGATTTGAGCTACGTCATTATCAGATAAAACATTACTTCCACTGACAGCAGAAACATCAATTATTTTACCAGTAAATGATGAATCAGCACTTGCATGACTTACTCCTGACTCTACTCTAACTAATGCCTGACCGTATCCTGCCGCTGAATCAACTGTACCGACAGCCAAAACCATTCCTTTTACTAGGTAGTCAACAGTAGCACCGCCAGCAGTATCAACAGTAAATGAATACGAAGAACCTGCGGAAACAGCGGAACCACCATTTACAGCACCTTTAAGAAGTAAAGAACGATCTGTAAAGCTAATTCGGTTACGGTTTTCCAAATAACGGAACACTGGGTCATCGGTAGGTGCTTTAGCAACCTGATTTAGATAGACGAAAAATGGAGACTCCTCAGGAGCCAATTCGGCAACTCTGTCGCCGAAATTAAATATTCGTCTTCTATCCGGTCTTTGACCTACACTAGCATCAGAGGTAGTAGCAGTAATATCACTGGACTTTAATACTCCAGAATTGTATGATATTGCCATTTTGTTACCTTTGTGTTATGTGGTTATTATTAATCACGGTAATCTTCCAGAGTTCCCAGTTGCCATGATTGAATCAAACATATTGTCTGTATCAGTCTTTTTAGGCATTGGTGGCTCTCCTTGGAGAACTCCCGCTGTGCGAGGAGCCTGCTGTGCCGCAGTTACCGCTTCCATTGTATCATTATTAGCAACGGATTGACCGTTCTGCATTTGCCAAAGTTTGACTAGATTGTTCAAACCTACTCTCTCTTTAGGCTGTGTCGTAAACTGCAAGAACTCTTGAATGTCACCATCGGACATTTTATAAGTTCCCCTCAGTTCATTAACAGTGTTTTGCATTTGCATCTCAGCCTGTATCTGTTGCTGTTGTTGGGATAACGCAGATTGCAATCTCTGTTGTACCAGATTCTCTATCTTGCTATTAACATACCGTCCTGATTCAGAGTTTTCATCTGTAAACGCATCCCAAGGATTGAAATCATCCTTACCTACTGTTTGCTCTGGTTGCTGTTGTGTTCTGTTTCCGGCTATACCATCCTCAAGAACCTGAACTAAATCAGGTCTCTGTTCTAGTAACTGTAGTATCTGAGCACCTTGTTGCAGTTTAGCATTTTCGGCCTGTGACCGATCGTACATAGACTGAAACTTTTTAGCCTCAGCTTGATAATCTACAGCAGGAACTTCTTCCTGTACTGGTTCTTGAGCTTCAGCGACAAGCTGTGGGCCTGCCTGTTGATTGATGATATCCTCTTCAAAAGTACTATTAGCACCGGGCTGTTCGGCGGGGATATTCATTTCCTGTTGTTCTAGTGTTGACATAGTTTCTCCTTAGATGTCTTTAGGCTTCTGGAGTAGAACTGACTTTTCTCTGTACATCTTTGAGATTGCTAGCCAATTTCTCCACCTCAAGCTTCACCTCGTTTTCTAGTTTTCCACGTTGTACCCTTCTATCAGCCTTAGACTCGGAATTAATTTCGCTCAAACGTGACTTGAACTTTTCAACTTCGACTCTCTTTCTATCACTGACTGATTCTCTTTGGGCTGTCTGCAAGTCACCTTGCAAATTCTTTATCTGAGCATCCATTGCCTGTATCTGCTGTTGCATCAACTGCTTCTCTTCCGTCCTCCTCATAATACCTTCCTTATCAAATAGCTCAGGATTCTTCTTCAATACTTCATAACGGTCTACAATGCCCATCTGGAACGCCTCTAGATATACAGCTAGTTCTGCATATTTACTGGATGGCATTGTTGATCCCGGTTCAATTCTTACATCGTGCTGGTCTAGCATGTGTCTTTCTTTCTTCAGGTCTAAGATTGACTGAGATACATCTGTATAGAAGTTTGCCATAACCTCTGTGATGTTGTTATTTGGCTGTGCCAGTCTAAAAATCTTTTTGTAGGTGTAGTGACCCTTGGATAGGTTATACAAAACCTTACCCAATTTGTTAATACTGAACTCTATGTCTCGGAGTTTGGACTTTGGTCTTTCGCTACCCAGTGCTATCATTCTTTCTGTAGCCCTCATGGTCTCTGGAGCTTTCTCTGCAAAACCATGCATCATTTCTGGTAGGCCAAAGATAAAATCTATGTAAAACTCTGACTGCTGTATCAACCTATAGAACTCACCAGCAAGCGGTTGAGGAGCAGGGTAGTGCGGTTCGCCTTGGGATGAATCCACTTCAATGACTGCGTTCGGGTTAGCCCAGTCTTTTTCAAGTTGATCTATGTCGTCCACACTACCCAAAGGTACTAAAAGCTTTAATCCTGCGGATGCCTGTGCATGAGACAGTGCCAAAGACCATAGCTTATTTAAAAGCCTTTGCATTGGCCTAGCCCTAGATACATCAGACTTTGGATATGGAGTACCAGTCCAAATGTTTGGAAGTGGTATGATTGGATACTCATCCGTATTTAAAATCTGTTCATACAAAACAACTTCTCCCATTGATGCACATACTTTCACCCTAGTCTGTAAGACTTCTATAGCTGTAAACGCATTAATGTCAAACGCTTCTTTGTTTTCCTGATAGAACTTGGCGTACTCTTCTTGAGACAGAATGTCTTCATCCTGTGTCTGCATGTCAATGACTCTGTAATAAGGAACCTTGACTTTATAAAATCTTTCTAATACCTGATACTTTTTTACTTGATAATAATCTTTATCTTTTACATCTGCTGGTGTAAAGACTACCATTGAATTTTTATTTTGTGATGCCGGGTAATCCTCTTCGTCATAAGTAAACCCAGAAATGTCATTTATAAGTCCGGGTATCGTTTCTCCAGTAAGCGGGTCTTGTTTATCTGCCAATTCAGGGTAGAGGTTGACGGCTTGTTCTCCCGTTAGGATGGTGGAAAGGATAATGCCATCCGAATCGCCAAACCAACGATCTCTAGAGCTGGGAGATGCGTACACTCTAAACGGGTCAACATAAGTGAACTTAACGTCACCTCTACCGAAATCTGATTCTGAGTCAATGTAAGCATACAGATACCCCATGCCGGTAGTAGCATAATCCTGTATTGCCTGTTTCATCTGCCAGTCACCATCTGAGTTTTGCCACACATAACCCATGACTGTTCTCCACAATGTAGCAACTTGCACATCGGAATCTTCTCTAGGGGTTATAGTAAACGCTGGTGGTCTGGATGTTAGTACTGCTTTAAACTTTTCAATAGCGGCAGAAATCCTGTCCATTGGTATGTCTGCCTGATTCCTCTGAGACAACTCATCAGATTCATCTTGACTAAAATGATTCCCAAGATAAAAGTCAATATCCTTACGGGCCTCTGTGTCCCAGTCAGATCTTGAATCACGCCATTGGCGATATAATTCTTCGTTATAGGAAGCTCTAGGGTCTTTATCCATTCTACTTAGGTAAATAAGGCATCGTTCTAAGGATGCCTTTTAATGTGTTTTGTGGGCCATATTCGCTTTCTAAATACTTTTCAACAGATTTGTCATAGTCTCTAATATCTAAACTTTGACCGCCTTGAAGTAATTCTTGCGGTATGAACATTCTTGGCTCTAAGGCTTCTGGTTGCATTGAAGCACCTTGCTCTGAGAGGATGCTATCCAATCTCATTTTTTGAAGTGCTAATCTAGCATTTCTAGCAAGGTTGTCTTTCATTGCCGCCTCTATAGCATCTGATTCTTGACGAACTACACCAAGCTCTCCACCTTGTGGATTTTGCATCCTCATGTCAATGCTGTTACTTAATTGTTGATTCATTGCCTGTCCCATCATTTCTGGTGGTAATGGTGGGCCTATCATGCCGCCATCTTGATAATTTATTAAACCGCCCTGCTGAAAATTAAATTTAGATTTAATATACTGACTGTGAGCATCACTGTCTAGATAAGAACTCATTTCAGGGCTACCTTGATATATCCTTTGCCCTTTAAACTCTCCTACTGTTGGAATTATGCTAAAAGCCGCATCGTCCTGCATTTTTTTCTTAGCCAAGACAGCATCCATATCAATCATTGGAGCATCTATTTGCTCATCTGCCAAAGGCATATCGCTTTTTATATCTCCAGAATTTCTCTTCGCCAATGCACGTCTCGCCATAACACCCCCTATACCGGGTACAGTACCCACAGTAAGCAAGTCTGTAATGTAATCCATTACCTTGCCACCACCCTGATAGCCAGCCATACCGCCGCCCATCATTCCCATCAAAGAATCCTGTACCTCTCCACCTTCTTTCATACCATCAATACTTCGTTTATCACCCTTAACCTCTGGGTCTCTTAACATTTGCAATACAGATGATAAAGGTATTGAATCCTGCGGAAATTCTTTTTGTGACCTAGCGGCATCCATTAATGACATTTCAAATGCTTTTTCTAAATCAGAAACCCTAGCACTTGGGACTTGACCTTTACCAAAATAGTATCTTTTTCCACGACCAGAAGGCTCATTCATTTCATATATACCCTGTACAGCCGTTTCTGGAAACTCACTAAACTGGGTTAAAACACTCCTAATATCCCTAGAGTCTATACCATTTATAAATGCTGGCAATACCTTACCACCTTCTTGCATATAGCCCATCTTGTTTCTAACTGCCTCTGGTAGTTTACCTAGACCGGGATTGCCTTGAGGAACTGGTTTTAAATTCTTTTTTACTTTACCACCATGACCATATTGATCCATGACCATACCGCCACCAGCATAAGCATCTACCATGCCTCCGGTGCCCATTGGCTTTGGCCCAGCTTGAACCATGCCACCACCATACATTCCTTTCATGTTTGCCATTGTAGCCTTTTCTATAAGGCTATCTATGTTTGAGTGACCGCCTTTTTCTGGCATGTTGTTTATCATATTTAGCATGGGTGCTCCTATCATGTCTACTGCCTCTTTACGGATCACAAACTCTCCGGGGGTTAGTATTGCTTTTACTGTATCTGTAGTTCCGGGCATTATTCTTTTATCTCAAAGTGTGGAAAATCATCAAATCTGTTATCTTTTACTTCCCATCTCCCTTTCTCTTCATACATATCCCAATTACCGCCCCATCTTATCTTATGGCCCATGCCCCTAGCAATGCCAATAACGAACCCAGCAAAGAGGGTTTGTCGTTCCCTGTCTTCCCAATCCACAGGATAAGGGGTAACGTCAACGGCTTTAGAAGGGTTAGAATTATGCCTGCCATTAGGATACTTGACCTTAGTACGCTTTTCATCATATAGTTTATTTTGCCTTTCCTTGTTTCTATATCCTTCCAAGATAGAACAATCCACATGCTTAATCACTTCATTAAACACGTCTTGCAACCGCTGATCGCATGTTGCTAGTCTTTCCTTTGATCTCTTTGAATATCTTGGCATGAATATTTTACTAGGCTATGTTAGCTATAAAATGATAAATGTTGCAATAGATTTAAACCCGTGCACCAGTCATCCAGCTATAGGTCTTTCTTGCAATGCGTTTGGTTGGTGTTTCCTGTTCGTTCAACAGGCTTTCCCGTTTGGTTCTAGAGCTTTTCGGTGGTTTTGCAAAATAGTCTGCATAGTACAATGCATCCATGACATCATCGTTTCTAGGCTTTGGGTGCTCAAAGAACTCATCTACCAGCTCTGTCATCTCTCTTTGTAGATACAGCTTCTTAGAATTAACAAGAGGGCCGAGACTGGTTTCCAGCCTATCTTCTTTTTTGATTCTAGATGGAGGCTTAACGCCTTTAAATATGCCGGGAAGAAGTCTTTTCTCTTTTGCGGAAAGTCTCGTAACCATATCCCGAACCATCTCCTGTGCCGCAACTGTTTCAATCGTGACACGGCGTACCGGTGCATATTTGTTCGCAAGTCGGATAATCTCCTTGGGAACATCGAATGTTGGTATACGCTCACGAAAATATTCCAGTACATATCTATTGTTGCTGGAATCAATGCCCATGACCAGTATGACTTGATAGTCAGAAGTCTCTGAGGCAGTCGCCGCAAGGTCAACACCCATGTAGATATTGATTGGGATAGCATCATCACCGTCTATAAGGTAGTTAAATTTATTCTTACATTCAACCCTTCCGTTGTAATACTGTATTCTATCTATCTTAAATGATGCACTGGAAACATCTCTAGCATCATTCATGTACTCCTGAGCAAACTTATTAACCAGTCCAGCTTCAATGAACTCACGTTTCTTTGCTTCCAGCTTTTCTTTTGAGAACTGAGATGACCACAGCGGTTTACCATCTTCAATAGCCCTGTAGAAGTTTACGTCCCAAGGATACTCTCTTTTGTCCTCTTGTGCCTTTTTCCATCCATCATAGGTCATTTGCAAATATGAGTCATAGTGTACAATAGTCCCAGACAGCCATATCCAGCCCTCATTGCCCGGTGTTTCTTCTAAGGCAGGGTACACTGTGGATACGATCCACTTCTTGATGTCAGCACGCCTTTCTGGCGTTTTTGTATTTAGCTCTGATTCAAAGTCATCCAGCACAATACCAGTATAACGCACATCTACCTCTGCCCTACCTCTAAGTCTCTGTGATGTACCTTTGGATATAACCCTATCACCCTTTGGTGTTACTAAATCTTTCTCTGTCCAGCGTTTGCCTACACTACCACCATCCATGTTTCCAAAGTAATAACGTATCATTTTATTGTTTTCAAAGTGTGATCTAATGTATTTCAAGTGGTCAATAGCCTGTGACTGTTCTTCTGATACCCATGCAATGAAGTGTTGCTGGTCATCAGCGGCGAAGCATAGCTTATGCATGATAGCCGCTTTGGCTACTACTGATTTACCGTGACCTCTAGGAATGATATTACAGATACGAGCACCGGGTGCTGTATCTATCATTTTCTTTCCCATTTCGTAGTGGAAGGGTGCTGATTCAGACTTCTTCAGGAAGTCATTAGGTAGAAACGCTCTACCAAAGTAGATAAGGTTGCTATATGCTTTTGCTAATACCTCATCTCTTTTCTCCATCTCTGATGGTGGAGGGGTAATATTAAAACTCATTCAGTTAGTTCTTTCTGCTTTTCAGGCAGTATGCCCTGTTCAAATGCCTGTAGCTTCTCTCTGCTGAATCCAGAGAACTCCTGTATCAGTGCTACAGAGTCTACTTTCTTTTCTGTAGAAAGCAAACCAGAGATCTTCATCAGGGTTTCTATCGCTCTAAGCTTGTCATTGTCCCTAACGTCTATCTTGTCAATAACATCTTTCGTTGTTTCCAGTAGGTATCGTTTTGTAATACCTACTTCTGACATTAAGTTTTCTATTTCTTTATCCACTGCCTGCCTCACTGTTTTGTTTTTAAGTAGTAGTGTTGATCTTCTTTCTGCATGATCTAAACTGGTTGTCTTTGGAAATGCTTTTTGATACGCCTCTACAGGATCCATGCCATGTGCTACATACTTTGCAAAGTTTTTCTTTGCTTCTGTCAGGTAGCCACCAGTTTTGACTTGATACCCTGCTTTCTTTGTAAATCTATATATCTCATCTTTGATTGTACCAACAAAAGGACTTGACCCCCTGTGGTTAAACATTCCAATAACCGTTCTGATATAATCGTTGTCCCTTTTCTTTTTATCTACGAAACAACCTTTCTTTAGTATCTGAACAATCTTACCATCATCGGATAAACACCAGTCTCCTTCTTCTGCCTGTTTCCAATCAGTAATCAACGGAGTATCTGGATGTGCCTTACGGAACTCTTCTTCTGATTCGTAGGCATAGTGCTTGACTCCCTTTATGGTGCGAGTCAGTGCCAAATCAGTTTGGTTCCTGATCGTCCAGAAGGTTTAGGTCTAATATCTCTAACTCTGGCATGTTCTTCATGCGGTACAATAGTTCGGATAGGAGACCTATTTGCTTTGAAGTAGGGTCTATGAGATCAGTAAGCTTTAGCTCGTTTGATATCTCACGGCAACGCTCTAGATTCTCATAGACGTTATCAATATGAAAGTCATTCATTCTGGCCCTCTGATATAGTGTACGGTTTCTTTCCATGATTTAATTTAATAAAACTTGACATCTAAATGGTAGATAATATATATTTAATTAAGTTTGTTTAGTTTGTTGAAGTTTTTCATAATAGTACTATAGTATATATAGTATAATAGTATATATTATATATATATAATATATATAGTACTATAGTATATATAGTATATATAGTAAGTAGTAAGTAGTATGTATAGTATATATAGTACCCGCTTAGTATTTTGTAGTACCCGCCCAGTAAAAATTCCAAAAATTTTAAAAAAATTATATAAGCATGTGTGTTTCTCTTTTTATTCGCACGGCCCGCCCCCCAATCCGTTTTCAGGTTAGGATTATTGTATTGAAAAAAGCAAATCGGTCTAAGCCAGTTATATTTCACGTCGCAATTTTTTTTGAAAAAGTTTAATAATTATGGAACTTTTTTGAACTCTGGAACGTATACTAATTGTAATTAGTTTTTGACAATTAGGATACGCAATATACATGGTGCTGGCCCGGCTAGCCCTCGGCCCCGTTATGGTGTAAGAACTAAGCGGAGCTTTGGGTGCGGTGAAAATAGGCCTTGATGAATTTTTGATGTGTGGTACCTTATCGTATA